TTGGCGTTGACCGCAGTCTGATCCTTGCTGGCTATCGCTCCCAGCAAGTTGGTCAGCAGTCGCTGCGTGATCTGCTCGGCTTCTATTGAATCTGCCTTATCCATTTCTGAAGGTCACCGCGAGTTGAGGCCAACTCCCAAAGCGTTCCTTGAACGGAGTTGCCATCTGCTGAGTCTGAGTCGGGTTGGAAATCACTGGCGCGCCCTGGATCGGTTCCGGCCCCGCCTTGCCGGCTGCGATCTGACTGCGAAGCGCGTCGGCGGCACCGTTCAACGCCGCGTTGGTGTTCTGGCTCGGCGTGAGATACTGCGGTGGAACACCGTACTCAGCAAACTCGATGTCGAATGTGCAGTAGCCACCGAACCTCTCCTCTTCGTTTAGCCGATAGCGGCTGACCACCACATTTTCCTGCGGCAACGTGGACAGAACCAGAGTTCCTGGACCAGGAGCCTCGAGGGCGGCGATCAAGGCATCTCGAACGATCCTGTAGTCCACGTTGTAGAGGTTGGCATTCTGTCCGGCCAAGGTCTTCACCGCGGTCACGCAGTACGCTCGAATCGAAAAAATCTTGGCCTTCCTGCCCATGTCCTCGGAGTACGGCAGGTCCTTCTTCGGAAACTCGTGAGTGATGATCCTGCGACCACTATCTCTGGAGTTCGACTCGACGAAGAACGCGGCTCCGCGAAACGACGCAGGCACCCACGCGTCACGGAACGGACGATGTATGTCCTTGATCGTTGACATCAGTCAGCCTCGAGTTCGTCCGGCCCTCGCTTAGCTGGCACCATCTGAGTCTGTCGCTCCGGAGACGTGTCCTTGAACAATCCCTTGCTGCCAAGCGTGGCGTCGTCTCCTGTCGAGCCGATGTTCACAGCAACCTTGCCTGTGGCATCAACCTTGACGGTCTTCACCATTCCCTTGTTCACCGTTGATCTGTCAGATGTTATGTCCGGACCGGTATATTTCTCGACGTCTGGAACACCTCCGAGATATTTGGCAGATCGACTGGCCTGGTATCGTGCCGCCGGCTTGAGATAACCTCGCACGAATGCTGATGCTGCTTCTCCTGGGGTCTTGGCGTCCTGCATTTGTCGCCGCAACGCCGCATATTGTTGGTTTCCAATAGTGCCCTTGAGCCTGCCAGCGACAAAACGCGCTTGCTCTGCTGGGTCGCGCCATGCGATATTAGGATCAAGACCGCGCGATCGCATGTCGGCGGCCCATGTGTTCCATTCCGCGCCACCTTCCTGGAACAGCCCATGAGCAAAATGTGCTTCACCACCAAACTTCGGTTGATCAGCGACGCGCAAATTTGGATCGAACTTGGATTCGTCAGAAACATTGGCCAACATTCCGGCAATGGCGTTTTCGGAAAAACCCTGCTTGCGGAATTCATTGGCGACCACCTGCGAAACCTGTTGAGCACCTTTGCCACCTGCATAAGTCTTGGCCGACCCTCCACCTCCGGACGATGCGCCCCTCGTAAACTGATCAAGACCGAGGCCGCCTCCTAATGCTCCTGAAGACGGAGCACCAAAGCCTCCAACTCCTCCGGCTCCGCCTCCGCCTCCCCCACCTCCAGTTCCTCCGCCTCCTCCTCCGCCTCCGCCACCTCCAGCTCCTCCGCCTCCGCCTCCCCCACCTCCAGACCTCGCCAGTTCCTCCTCGAGTTGCATCCTGGTGAAGTAGTCGTTGAGTTTTCTCAGTTCGCCAGTGTTCTCTTTTGTAGTGATGGTGTTCTTCTCGGTGTCGATGCCGATGATGCCTAGCAGGTTCATCGCTTGACCAGATTCTCCACCCAAGAGGTGTTGGGCTGGGGACGACCTCTTGTACTTGTCAAAGTCGATCAATTCCTTTCCATAGGGAGTAAGAATTTTCTCCAACAAATCGTGTAGCCACCCAGCCCCAAAATTTTGAGCAGCCGGAGCGAAGGGATTTCTACCGGTCGCCCACATCTCGTGAAGTTCTTTTGTCATTTTTAAAGAATATTCCAAACCATGAACGATCGCTCCGTCTGGAGTCAAGATGGACGCCTTGACTTCGTCCATCCACAGTCGCCACTCCTGTCTGATCTGAACGATCACGTGGTGATATTGGGTCGCTGCCTCTTGGCGCTGATCCCAGAGTTTTTTCTCAGCTTCGGTCGTTTCTCTTATTCTTCCAACCAGAGCGACTTCTGGATCGAGTCCAAATTTGGACAGGAATTCGTTGTACAACGCGGTGGCGTCAAGAAGATTTCCCTTTGTGTCGTGGAAGCGAGCCTGCTTGATCAACTCTCCCTGCGCTATGACCTCGTTGAATCTGGCGGTGACATCCTTCTGAGCCACGACTTTGTCTATGAAACTTTCCATGATCGACCCTTCCTGCCCGGCATGGTCGATCAATTCCTGTCTCTCCCGGCTACCTACTCGTCCCATCCTGACAGTGGACTCGACGAGTTTTCTCATGTTCTCTTCAGCCTTGTCTATCGACACGTTGGCCAGTTCGAACGAGTCCTGCCATTGTTTCAAGATCGCGCCGTGAACTCCCATGGTCGCGGCTTTATTATTCACGTCGACGATCTTCTCCGAGTACCTGGTCAAAACGTCCAATCCTTTCTCCACCAGGACTGTGAAAGAACCTACCACGAGGCCGGCCGCACCGAACCTTCCTATGAAACCGAGCATTGCCTTTTCGCCACCTGCGGCGGTCTCGGTGAATTCCTTGATCATCCTGGTCATCTGATCGTGATATCTCTTGAACTTCTCTGCGTGAGCCTGGGTTGATCCACTACCCAGCTGCTCAAAGTTCTGCTTCAACGCAATCAGTTGTCCCGACGCATTGTCGGTCAATGAAATAACCAGTTTCAGTTCTTCTGTCTCAGTCGGCATCGAGCGGCATCGTCCTGTTAGTTTCTGTGCTCTTGAAGGCACCTCCGCCTTCGACCTTCACATCTGCTCCTCGAGGAGCCTTGACATCAGCGGTCAGCTTCCCGCTCATGTCAACATCGACAGTCCTAACACCACTTGGAGATGATGCACCGTCAAGTGTTTTTCTGTCCGAATCAGTCGCATAGGATGGAAGAAGTTCTTTATTGGACTGACCTCTGGGCGTAATCGACGCCATTCCATCACGGCCGATATTAAGATTCAATCCTCCGGGAGTTCTCGCATTTAATTCCAATAGTTGTCTCTTGAAGGCGGGCCACTCTGACGCAGAAACAGAAAAACATCCCTTGGTGTAGAGATAATCCAGATTGTCACTGAAGGCTCGATGAATCTGAACGCCAGCCCAATGATGACCTCCTCCTGTGAAGGTACCACTTGAACCACCAAGGGTTGCCACAGAACCGATGCTCTGGCCGATAGGGCCTATGTCACCTTTGCCAATGTTGATCGGATATGATCCATACGGAATTGCACCAGCGCCTCGTCCACCACTTCCATAATGATAGAGCTTTCCGTCTAAAGAAACAACTCCCTTCAGATAATAGGGATGTCCCTGTTGATTGGGATCGGAACCACCACCGCCTCCACCTTCTGGTCCAACTTTTCCTTCCGTAATTGGAGATGCTTTACCCTCGATCCTAGAGGGTTGTTCGGTACCTCCTCCAATTCCAAGACGACTTGACCCAGCTCCCTCTCCAGTACCAGGACCAACGCTAGCTCCGTATGGTCCGCCTCCACCACCGCCTCCGCCGCCTCCTCCAAATCCAGGGATGCCGCCGAGTCCTTTCAACTCGACCTGACCAGCGTCGAGGAGCTTAAAATTCTCGTTCATCTTCTTGATCTGGGTAGTGTTCTCCTCGAGTATCCTCACATACTCACCGCCTTGATCAAAGTTTTCCTCGCGACGATCCTCTATGTTTTCTGATCTCCGCATCCAATCCCAGTTCTTGTTGAACCCAGGAGTGTCAAAGGAGGTCCCAGCTTTACTTCTTTCGACATCTTCTCCCAACAACCTGCTGATCGGAGGTGAGACGCCAGGCTCTTCCGGAGCAGGATTTTGAGGCTGCGTCGGATTGCCTTGAGCGGCGGGATTAGTCCACGGCTTGTTCCACTCGGCTCGGAATTCCTTGATCAAGGAAAGTATCTTTTCCAGTCCCTGAACTATGACCCCATCTTTCGTCAACGCACTTGCAACTACATCGTTTACGGCCTCTCTTAATTCTTGAGTGACGCTAGTCATGGTCTTGTGGAAATCAGCTGCGGCCTTGTTCCTGGCGTCGATCGCTTTCTTTCTTTCCTCCGTCAACTTGGCGATGTTCGGCAGCAGCTTGAGCGAAGGATCAAGATTGAACAGCTTGAGGTATCTGTTCTGAAGATCAGCTGCGTCCAGCTCGTTGCCTGTCTGCTTCAATCTTTGATTATACACGTTCCACGAGTTGGTTATGACCTGGGTCAGCTGTTCCTCAATGCTTCCCAGAGACTCGATCCTTCTGAGGTCGCGCTCCATCTGCGGACCAAACGCGCCGCCTCCAGCCTCGATGATTTCCTGCCGCTTCTCGCTTCCGATCCTCCCTAGATCAGCAAGTGTGCCTGCAAGTCCAGCGAGACTGGTTTGAACCACGCCCGCGGATACATTGATGCGCTCGTACTGTTCTATGATGTTCTGCATGGCTGCCGGCTCGATGCCGATCACCTTGGCCTTGTTGGCCAAGTCAGTCACGCGTTCTGCGAACTCCTTCAAGCTGTGAAGACCAATTCCGACAATTCCAGCGAAACCAGAGAATGCCAAGCCGGCCGCACCGAACTTGCTGATGTATCTCTCCATCGCCCGCTCGCCGCCGGTGGCGGCTTCGGTCAACTCCTTGAACTTCGCAGCTATCCCTTCATTGTGTTGTTTCAGTTGTTCGAGACCCTTCTTGGCCGAGTCGGTAAGCAGGCCCAACTGGGCACGCACCTTGTCAATCCCGACGGTTGCCTCGTCGACCAGAGTGACGCGAACCTGAAGCTCTTGAAGTGTCGTGACCATCAGTCACCAGATTCCCTGGCTCTGGTTCTCTCGAGCTGGGCGGTTCGGGACAAGTGAAGCTTGACTTCACTCAACGACATGTCGAGGAAGGTTCGAGGATCGAGGTGATAGTAGCTGGCCAATCGATAACAATCGATGACCATTCCGTCATCGATCTGCGTGATCACCACGCCCGCAGATCTGGTAAAAAAAATTTCCTCAGGCGATAGGCGCACGAATTCCAGTCGCGAGGGTCCATGTTCTCCAGGAGCGGAGGCAGCACGCCGCAGAGCGCCCCCATGATGTAAGTCATCTTCCGCTCTTCGATGATGATCTCCCCGTCCCAGAGCATTCTCGTTGGGTTGCCGATCCGGTTGATCTCCGAAGCCCTCGGCTCACGAAAGGTCAGACTGGTGATCTCCTCGCCCTTGTCGTTCTTGATCGGACGATACAGCAGCTGGACCGTGATCGGCCAGGTGTCCTGACTCTCCGAAATCTCTCTCCTCAGGCGCGCGCTCTCGTCCTCGACCGGAGGCTCCGGCACCGGTGCTTCTGACTTGATCTGTGACGGCAGAGGCTGTTGCGGTGGATTCGACTGAGGAGCCTCGCTCGTCGGTGGATCGAGAGGGACGAATCCCTCGCGCGGCCGCCCATTGCCTTTTTCTAAAGTTGCTGCCATGGTCTATCGTTCTCCTCATGATGTTATCTTATGGACAGTTCATGACAGGCAGTACCTTCCCAGCGAACCCTGACCTGACCGTCCCTGGTGTTGTTCTCAAATCCCGACTTGCACGTGCCTCCCGTGAGCGTGTACTGCATCCCGTTGGCGAGCTGGGCGACCACGGTCACGTCGGTCTCGGCCTCGAGGTCTTCGAGAAGCAGACCGGGGACCGTCGAAAGATCACCCTCGATGTAGGGCACCCTCGGCAACTCCTGGAAGCCGTGAACGCCATCTTGGCCGGCGATCATGGTTCTCTCTACCGAGCTGGGACTGACGGTGAAGTTGCCGCGGAGCGAGAGCTGAACCCCATCCACGGTCAAGAAAGCAATGCCTGCGAATCGTTGTGCCATTTCTCGTTCTCCTGGTTAAGTCGGGGTGCCGCCTGAAGCCTGGAACGGAGGCGGAGCCTGTCCGATGACTTCAAGATCAATCCCGCGATCATACTGGAGCCTGAACTGAGCCAGCACGGCAAAGATGCGAAGCTGGTTGATCAGGTCCGGTGGGTAGAGCACGTTGACCCTGTTGGGATCGTTCGAATCACGCTCGACGATGAGATTGGCCTTGAACTCTCGAAGGTTCTCGACCAATCCATTCCACATGTCGAGCTGATATTCGTTGACCAGTTCAGCCTTGATGATCCCGGGAGTCACGATGGCCTGTCCTGGTCCAAATTTGGTCCCGTCATCGGCCAGCTTGCACCTCGGGAATTTGCTGGTAATGGCCTGCTTCTGGTTGCGAAGCAATTTTGCCAACGTGGCCAGCGTGGTCACCAATTCGTAGGCATCATCGCCCTGACCATACAGGTTGAGCTGATAGGTGGTCTGCTCCCTGAGGATCATGGGCTGACCGTCACTGCCAACCTCCTGGATCGCGATCCCGTTCGAGGCCAGGCTGTTCAACTCGCCGAAGTCGAAGCGGTCCTGGAGCAGGCAGGCCTTGATGTTGTTCAGGGCCAGGGTCTGAAGCGGTCTCGCAGGATCGTTGATCAGAGCCCGCTGAGCCTTGGCGGCGTACGCTGCCACACACTCGAACATGGGAGACGCCGTGCTTTGTTCGAATCCCATGACGCTCTCGACACCGCTGTTGAGCGTATTTCCATAGGCAAGAAGAGCGGCATAGGTGCCACGCTTGGCAGAAAAAACGTGGCCGAACTGCTGACGCTCCCAACCCCACCGACCTGTGTCTGTGAAACCGTACTCCTGATCCCACGCAAACATCGAAGAGGTGTCATTGTATGGCTGCGCGACATACTCGAAGTCCTGCTTCTGAATGTTGCTGATCGCAGTGGCAAAGACCGGAACACCAACTCCTCCTGTCAACATCCCGGTGACAGGGAGGGTTATTACCATACCTGGAGGCGTGAACTCGCTGCCGAGCGCCCCGTAATAGTTCAACTGAACCGTGATGTCGTTGGCGTTGACGCTCTTGAACACTGACGTCAGGGTCACGGTGCCCGTTGCCGCAGTGGCCGTGACCGGAAGATACTTGTTGCCTATTGTGTCTGTGTAGGTGTTGACGGCTGCGGCAATGGCGGAAGCGATCGTAGTAGGAGTATCCGTCGATCCGACATTCACGGGGACGTGAGACCCAGCGATGTACAGATGAACGGTTCCGGCTTGAGTCGGAGCATTCGTGATCGTGATCGTCCCGGTAGCGGCTGTTGCTCCGACAGGCTCGGAGACTGGAAGACCCCAGACCTCGTTGGCAAAGTTGTTGCTGTAATAGGCCTGGAACATCCGCGAGAGTTCGGACCCGGCTCCGAAAGCTATGTCGGCCTGAGCCTGACTCCCGATCGGGACCGCAACATTTTTCGGTGCCGTGCCTGACACTATAGCCACGCCGACCATGAGAGCCTTGAGATTGATCGAGGCCAGGCCAGCCTTGCTCGGGTCGACCTCGACCCAATAGAGCGGAGTCTTGATGTTGGCCGGGATATTTGCAAAACTGATGGGCATGACTATTGTCCTCCGCCTTTGGACTGACTAGTAGCTTGATGTTCTACCGGCTTAGCCCCTAAATTTGTCTCCTCGGCCGGCTTGGCCTCGGCGGACAGCTTTATCGAGCCTTCTCTCAGACGACGCTGAGTAAACACGTCATCCGGCCACTCG